GGAGGTGGCGGAACTGCTGCGGGCGTCGGAGGCGCTGACCGGCGAGATCGACCTCATTCCGCCCGAAGGCGCGCTGGCGCCCGACACCTAGGCGGAGCAGCGCGGCGACACCCGCGCGGAGGTGCTGGCGCGGATGACGGCGCTGCAGAACCGCCGGATCGAGGAGGCCTGGGCGATGCGCGCCGAGGGCCTGCCGTTCGCCTCGCCGCAGGAGATGGTGACGCTCGCCTCGATCATCGAGAAGGAGACCGGCGTCGCCTCGGAGCGCGCGCTGGTGTCGGCGGTGTTTCACAACCGGCTGAAGCGCGGGATGCGGTTGCAGTCGGACCCGACAATCATCTACGGGATCACCGAGGGGCAGGGGCCGCTGGGCCGGGCGCTGACGCGCGGCGACATCCAGCGCGCGACGGCGTGGAACACCTACGCCATCGACCGACTGCCGAAAACGCCGATCGCCAATCCGGGCCGCGACGCGCTGATCGCCGCCGTGCGCCCGGCCGAGAGCGACGCGCTGTATTTTGTCGCGGACGGCTCCGGCGGCCACGCCTTCGCCAGCACGCTGGCCGAGCATAACCGCAATGTCGCCGCCTGGCGGGCCATCGAGCGACAGCGCGCGGCGCAATAGTTTGACTGCGCCATTAATACTTTGGCAACTTGAATAAAATTTATCTTTATTCTTGACATTGCGAACGCTGCCTGATAGTAATTGGGCATCGTCAGAAATTGTGAGTCGTATTGAGGGTCGCGCTGGCGCTCGTGCTTTTTTGCGTGAGGTTCATTTTGGCTGGAGCAAGACGGTCGAACGCGGTGGTGCGCCGCGCCTTTGAAAACGCCTGCACGCTCTATGACGAACTGGCGACGGCGCTGACGGCGATCATCATGCGGCTCAAGGCGCAAGGCGAAGCAGCCGGGGCGCTGAGCGGCGAGGAAGCCGACGTCGTCAAGGCGCATCAGAAAACAGTATTGATGGTGTTGGATTTTGAAGCGCAAATTCTCAAGCGCCGCATCGGCGCCGTCGCCGCCGCAAATGCCGGAAAGCGGCTCGACCTCGACGCCGCCCGCGCCGAGGTCGTCGGCAGACTTGATCGCCTCGCAGCCGCCGAAGGAACGTGAGGCGTTCTTGCGGACCCTGAGCGCCAACGCGCTGGCCGCGCTGCCCTACCTGTTCGAGTTCTGGGCGCGGCCCGGCCATCAGCTGCCGCCCGACGGCGACTGGACGACCTGGGTGGTGATGGGCGGTCGCGGCGCGGGCAAGACGCGCGCCGGGGCGGAGTGGCTGCGCGCGCAGGCCGAAGGCGCGACGCCCGACAGCCCCGGCGCCGCGCGGCGCATCGCGCTGGTGGCGCAGACCTGGGAGCAGGCGCGCGAGGTGATGGTGTTCGGCGACAGCGGGATCATGGCGTGCTCGCCGCCCGACCGTCGCCCGGCCTATCTGGCGACCCGGCGCAAGCTGGTGTGGCCGAACGGTGCGGAGGCGCAGCTTTTCTCGGCGGCGGACCCGGAATCGCTGCGCGGGCCGCAGTTCGACGCGGCGTGGTGCGACGAGCTGGCGAAATGGCGCAAGGGCGAGAAGGCGTGGGACATGCTCCAGTTCGGCCTGCGGCTGGGGACGCATCCGCGTCAGGTGGTGACGACGACGCCGCGCGACAACGCGCTGCTGCGGCTGATCCTGTCCGACCCGTCAACGGTGATGACCACGGCGCCGACGGCGGCCAACCGCGCCAATCTGGCGGCGGATTTTCTGGAGAGCGTGACGCGGCGCTATGCGGGCACCCATCAGGGCAGGCAGGAACTGGGCGGCGAGTTCCTGACCGAGACGCCCGGCGCGTTGTTTTCGCGCAGCGGGATCGAGGCGGCGCGGGTGCGCATGGCGCCGCAGATGGACCGTGTGGTGATCGGCGTCGATCCGCCGGTCACGAGCGGGCCGGACGCCGACGCCTGCGGCATCGTCGCGGTCGGGCGCGCGGGCGAGGCGTTCTATGTGCTGGCCGACTGCTCGGTGCGCTCGGTCACGCCCGCGGCCTGGGCGGCGCGGGTGGTCGCCGCGTGGCGCGAGCATGGCGCCGACCGGATCGTGGCGGAGGTCAATCAGGGCGGCGAACTGGTGGCCGAGATGATCCATCGCGTGGACGCCTTCGCCCCGGTGACGAGCGTGCGCGCCTCTCGCGGCAAGACAGCGCGGGCGGAGCCGGTGTCGCTGCTCTATGAGCGCGGGCTGGTGCGCCATGTCGGCGCGCATCCGGCGCTGGAGGATGAGCTTTGCGGCTTTGGCGACCCCGGCCATAGCCCCGACCGGGTGGATGCGCTGGTCTGGGCGCTGGCGGAGCTGATGCGCGCGCCGGGCGCCGGGCCGCGGGTGCGGTCGCTGTAACGAAACCGGAATTTTCAGGAGGCGCCGATGGCGTTCAGCTTTTTTGGCGCGCGGCGTGAAGCCGCGCGGGCGGTGAAGGCGTCCGCCGTGGGCGCGATGACCGCGATCCATGGCCTGGGCCGCGCCGCCTGGACGCCGCGCGACACCGTCTCGCTGACGCGGGTCGGCTATGGCGGCAACGTGGTCGGCTTTCGCTGCGTGCGCATGATCGCCGAGGCCGCCGCCGCGATTCCGCTGCGCTTCACCGAGGGCGGCGCGGCGCTGGCCGAGCATCCGCTGATGACGCTGCTGGAGCGGCCCAGCCCCGGCCAGGACGGCGCCGCTATGCTGGAGGCGGTCTATGGCCATCTGCAACTGGCTGGCAACGCCTATATCGAGGCGGCGACGCCGGTGGAGGGGCGGGGGCCGACCGAACTCCACGTGCTGCGCCCGGACCGGATGCGGGTGGCGCCCGGGCGCGACGGCTGGCCCGAGGCGTATGAATATCGGGTGGGCGCCTCGGCGCACCGCTTCGCCATGAACTGCGACGCGCCGCCGATCCTGCATCTGCGGGCGTTCCACCCGCTCGACGACCATTACGGGATGTCGCCGCTGGAGGCGGCGGCGACGTCGATCGACGTGCACAACGCCGCCGCCAAGTGGACCAAATCGCTGCTCGACAACGCCGCGCGCCCCTCCGGCGCCGTGGTCTATCGCGGCGTGGACGGCGCCGGGTCGCTGACCGACGAGCAATACAAGCGGGTGGTCGAGGAGCTGGAGAGCAACCATCAGGGCGCCCAGAACGCGGGCCGGCCGATGCTGCTGGAGGGGGGGCTGGACTGGAAGCCGATGGGGTTCTCTCCGTCCGAGATGGAGTTTCTGGAGACCAAGAACGCGGCGGCGCGTGAGATCGCGCTGGCGTTCGGGGTGCCGCCGATGCTGCTGGGCCTGCCCGGCGACAACACCTACGCGAATTATCAGGAGGCCAATCGCGCCTTCTTCCGGCAGGCGGTGATGCCGCTCGTCCGCCGGACGGCCGCCGCCCTGTCGGGGTGGCTGGGCTGGAGATGGGGCGGCGCAGTGCGGCTGGAGGCCGACCTCGACAAGGTTCCGGCGCTGTCGGGAGAAAGGGATGCGCAATGGAGAAGGATCGCAGCGGCCAGCTTTCTGGACGACCACGAGAAGCGCCAGTTGCTCGGCCTGCCGCCCCGCAGCGGCACGCGCTGACGCCGCCCCGGCAGGCGCCCGCGCCGCGCGTGGTGCTGGAGCCGTTCGAGGTGGCGGAGGCGCGGCGGCTGGCGCAGTTGCGGGTGATGGGGCGGCGCTGGCGGGCTTTGCAAACGCGGCTGAACGCCGTCACCACGCTGATGAACGCCTACCACAAGCGGCCCTGAGTGATGCAGCAGCAAGGGAGTATTTCCATGCAGACCCGCGCCGTGCAGGCCGCGCCCGGCCTGGAGACCAAGTTCATCGCCTTCGATGAGCGCGCCGCGTTGAGCGACGGGCGGATCGAGGGCTACGCCAGCCTGTTCGGGCTGACCGACCAGGGCGGCGACGAAGTGGCGCCCGGCGCCTTCGCCGTGTCGCTGGCGCGCAAGGGCCGCTCGGTCAAGCTGCTCTGGCAGCACGACCCGGCCCAGCCGATCGGGGTGTGGGAGGCGCTGCGCGAGGATGCGCTGGGCCTGCATGTCTCGGGACGGCTGATCACCGAAGTGCGCCGGGGCGCCGAGGCCGCCGCGCTGCTGAAGGCGGGCGCGGTGGACGGCTTGTCGATCGGCTATCGCGCCATCCGCTCGGAAAAGACGCCGGGCGGCGGGCGGCGGCTGATCGAGGTCGATCTTTGGGAAGTGTCGCTGGTGACGTTTCCGATGCTGCCCGAAGCCCGCGCCCTGAGCGGCGCGAAGACCGACGCCCTTGCCGGGCAGGCGGAGGACGAAGCCGCCCGCGCCCTGGCCGAGGCGCTGCGCGAGGCGCGCGGCGTGTTCTCCTGAACCCGCCGCCCGCAGGACAGACCTTTTCAACGACGGAGTATTTCATGGCCGACCGCGACGCGCCCGTTGGCGCCGACAAGGCGAGCGTTGTGCTCGACACCAAGGCCGAGGTTGCGAACTTTGTTCGTGATCTCAAGTCTTTTCAGGAAAGGATTGAAGTGAAGATGAAAACCCAGGACGTCCGGATCTCGATGCTGGATCGCAAGGCCGCCGAGCGTCCGGCCCTGTCGCGCGCCGACGACGACCAGACCCCGCACCGCAAGGCGCTGGACGCCTATCTGCGGTCAGGCGACGAGG